GCTCGGGTGTCCGGTGACGCTGAGGTGTACGGTGACGCTGAGGTGTACGGTGACGCTCTGGTGTCCGGTGACGCTCGGGTTAGATCTCATGCGGTAATTTCAGAGCATAAAATGATTTTTTGGGCGTCAAATGTCGGTTCGGAAAACGGCACACTAACCGTGTTTAACGGTAAAGATGGGTTAATTGTAACGCGTGGTTGTTTTGCTGGGACAGTTGATGAGTTTTTAGCAAAATCCGCCAAAGTGCATGATGATAAAACAAAAAATGAATACAAATTGCTAATCGAAGTGGCAAAAAGTCGAATCTTAGGTGTTAAAGATGAATGAGATCAATATAAACATTCCCTATTCAAGATTTTCCGATATTTTCGGGTGCTATTTTTATGTGCGAATGAATAGCGGTGACCCATCGTCTGTTACACGTGCGTTAGATGACGCTAAATACAGTTGGCTTATGTTTGGCTCCGAGTTGCGAAATGACATTATCCGGACGGCGGAATCAGCAAACTATCCTGCGGTAGTTAACAACTACGTAAATAATTTTATTGAGTGGGCCAACAGTCAATTTAATGTACCGCAAGATTACAACACAGCAAGACCACTGGTTGATGTGTTGCCGGTTGTTAATATGGCAAAGGTAAACCATAAATCGGGTGATTGATATGGAAATGGTGATGGATAGTATGAATTCCGAGAATCTATCAAGAGAAGAAATTTTAGAAAAGGCTTACCAAGAAAATTTAAAGGTCATCTGGGATAGTGCTTTATTTAAAGATGGTTATGAGGTTGTTGGTAAGCATAAAAACGGGAATTATATCGCTAAGAATAGAATCAATGTTCTATATGAAATTAATAGCGAATATGAAAATATTAGACTAATTTAACAAATCCAATAGGCGTTCCAAGTGAGCACCTTTTGTTTTAAAGGAGATAAAATGAAACCAATTCTGGATGCTTGCTGCGGCGGAAGAATGTTTTACTTTGATAAAAACAATCCGAATGTGCTTTTTGCAGATATAAGAAACCAAAAACTAAGTTTTAAGGATCGTGACAAGATTAGACGTTTAGAAGTATCGCCTGATGTGATTCATGATTTCACCGATATGCCATACCCTGATAAATCTTTCAAATGCGTTATATTTGATCCGCCTCACTTAATAAAAGGTGGTGACAAATCTTGGTTAGTCAAAAAATACGGACGGCTTGACGAGGATTGGCGAACGCAGCTTAAAAAAGGTTTTGATGAGTGTATGAGGGTGCTTGATGATTTCGGCACCCTTATTTTTAAGTGGAATGAAACGCAAATAACAGTAATTGAGATTTTAAAAGTTATCGGCGTAAATCCAATAATTGGACACAAATCTGGGCGCCTGAATAATACACATTGGATGTTGTTTGTTAAAGGTGCTAGTTATATAGGAGATGATACAAGATGAGCAAATACTTTAGTTATGACGCGATCGATGTGAATTTATATGTCCATGACACCGCAGAGGAGGCTAAACAATCCGCGTTATATATTGCCGAGGATGGATATAACTTAAGCTCAGGCTGGTGCGACGGACTTTCAAAAGGTTCGCAGGATTTAATCAAAAGTATTTGTTATGGCGTAATCCTTGGCGGGATTGATTTACCTGTTCGCCAGCCCTCTGTTGAGCAAGATGGAGCGGATGCAGTGGCGGAATTTAAGTATATGGTGCAACCTCCTGTTATTGTTGAGTATGAGCAAAATAACGGCTGGATTAAACGTGAAGATAGATTGCCAAATGAATACGAATACGTATTAGCCTGGATTGAAAGTAGATATAAGCCGGAATACAAAAGCGTCACGATTACGCATTTTTATGATGGCGAATTTGAAATACAAGCTGTCTGCCATTTTAATGTTTTGTACTGGCAACCACTCCCGCCACCACCAACCGAATAACCAACGACCGCAAAAGTGCGGTCTTTTTTATTTCTATCAACAACAAAGAGGAAAAAGAAAAAATGAAAAAATCAATCATTCATGTTGTGGTCGCAAGCACTATCGCCGCGTCATTATCCGCCTGCTTACCATTTTCGGTTGATGAAGGGGAAATTGGCTTATTGACCCGCTATGGCGAAATTCAAGAAACGAAATCCGCAGGGCTACACTGGCGTAGTTGGCTTGAAGATGATGTTGTATTTAGCACGCGTGAGCAAAAAGTCACTATCGGAAAATTTGATGACGTTGGTGATATTACCTCTGGTATTTCCGCTTATACCAGAGATACACAAACCGTCACCACGGCGCTAACCATCACGTTCAAATTAACCGACCCAGTGGCGGTTTACAAAAACTACCGCAATACAGATAACATGATCAACCAACTTCTTGAGCCACGTAGTCGTCAAGCGTTGGAAATCGTGTTTTCACGCTATTCAGCACAGTTGGCGTTGGAAAATCGGGCGCAATTAACCAATGATATTACGGCGCAAATCCGAGAGGCGGTGAAAGGATATCCTATTGAAATTACTGCGGTTCAAAGCGTGATCAACTTCAACAAAGAATATGAAAAACGTGTGGAAGAAAGTGTTCAAAAGAACGTCGCAATCCAAACCGAAGAACGCAATTTGATTATTCAGCAGAAAAAAGCAGAAATTGCCCGCGTTGACGCACAAGCCAAAGCCGATGCCGAAGTAATCCAGGCTAAAGCCGATGCAGAAAAAGTGCGATTAGCTGGCGAGGCTGAAGCGGCCGCTATTCGCGCCAAAGGCGAGGCATTAAAAGAAAACCGTCAACTTGTGGACTTAACCGCAGCAGAAAAATGGAATGGTGTACTGCCAACAACCATGACACCAAGCGGAAGTGTACCATTTGTTAAGGTTGGTCAATAATGTCAGGTTGGTTAGCTGGCGTTGTTTTAGGTGGGGTGGCATTAGCCATCCTTTTTATTATGTTTTATCTAGATAAAATGGAGTAACAAAATGTATTTCTTGGGAGTTCTTTCCGGAATTGCAATCGCATTTGCCGCGCAAGCTTTCTTCCGCCAGTACAAGTTGACGGAAAGAAATAAAGAAGATTAATCATTGACATACCGCCCTTTTGGGCGGTTTTTTATTGGAGTAAAAAAATGAACATTGCACCATTATTTATTTGTAGATTACTACAACGGGAACCTGTCAGCCCTTGGAAAGAATTAATAGACAGTCTAGAGAACAATCCTTTCGATTGGGTCGCGAATAGTTGCACTGTGGATAACAAAAACAATAAAACTAGATTTTGGATCGGAAATGGATACCCGCATTTTAAAATTTATCCGGGAGATTTTAAAATCCCGATTTCGCAAAGATACAGAGTTTACAAGGCTGTAAACGAGGTACAAGTAGCTAGATTTAAATCAAATAAATAATGGATTTTTATTGGAGTAAATATGGATATTAATATCTACGAAGATTTTTTATCAAAAGCAGAAATTGAGTTTTTGACTGGCAGAAAGCAGAAATCTCTTGTTGTTGAGCAGCTAAATGCGATGGGTATACCTTTTAAGCGGAACGCCAACGGGTATCCTATTGTACGCAGAGATTATGACAAAGTAAAATCTCGAACTGCTAAAACTGAATCTCAAAATTATGAAAATAATGCTTGGAGACCATCTGTGCTACAGGCGTAGGAGGTATGTATGGCCAGACCACGTAAGCGCGAAAACCAGGGCTTACCACAAAACTTGTTATGTCGTAAACGCCAAAGAAAAAATGGGAAGATTGTAACCTATTACTATTATGTAATGATAGATAAAAAAGAAAAGTCACTGGGGACGGATAAGCATCTAGCTGTATTAGAAACGGCTAAGCTCAATTGTGACAGGGTTTTAATGAAAAGTGAAGTCGCCACATTCTTGACCGTTGCAATAAGATATGAAAATGAAGTATTGCCGATGAAGGCAGAAGGAACGCAGAGAACCAACAAAACAAACATTAAACGCTTGCTTGAGTTTTTCGGCAATCCACCAGCCCCACTTGATGACATTGAGCCATACCATATAAAACAATATTTAGACTGGCGAAAACATCAAACTGCATCAGCAAATAATGAGGTTGCATTATTCCACCACATATGGATGAAAGCCCGTGAATGGGGATATACAAAATACTCCTGCCCGAGCGAAGGAATCCAGCGATACAAGGTTAAGTTCCGCGACATTTACGTGGAAGACCACATTTTTGAAATGTTAAGAGAATCAGCTGATCCGATATTAAGAGACTTACTTGACGTGGCTTACCTTACAGGACAAAGACCAGTTGATATAGTTAATCTCCAGCCGAGTCAAATCATTGATGGAGTATGGCAAGTTAGACAGCAAAAAACAAAAAATAAAGTAAGTATCGCAATTGTAGGGAAATTAAAAGAGATCTTAGATAGGAGGATGACGGAAAATAAACCCTATCTATTCTGCAACAAGTACGGAAATAGGTTAAAGCCAATAATCCTGACTCACTGGTTTATCAAGCTAAGAGCCAAAGCCGCTAAAAAACATCCTGAATTTTCAGATGAACTTCTCGCTGTTCAATTCAGAGATATACGCGCAAAAGCTGGTACAGATAAATTTTTGTCGTCTGACACCGAATCGGCTCAAAAACAACTTGGCCATACAAACGCCCAGATGACAAGACGTTACATAAGGAGGAATAAGATTGTCCAACCAACCAAGCTATAATTTCGGAATGCTTTGTATAATTTCGGAACTATAGTAATTTAAATAATAATTAATTTATTGAAATCATTAATATTTATTGGTTGCTATACGTCATCTAAATTTTTGTTATAAAAAACGACCGCACTTTGAAAACTCATCCAAAGTGCGGTCTATTTTTTAAGTTTTTATTTCAACAATTCACGGAGGGCTGAACCAATTTCAGCGAGACTTCTCACTGTCTTCACGCCTGCCGCTTCAAGTGCGGCAATTTTATCTGCAGCTGTTCCTTTTCCACCGCTGATAATCGCTCCTGCATGTCCCATACGCTTGCCTTTTGGCGCCGTTACACCTGCGATATAAGCCACCACAGGTTTTGTCACATGAGATTTAATGAACGCTGCTGCCTCTTCTTCTGCTGAGCCACCGATTTCACCAATCATCACGATGGCTTCAGTTTCAGCATCTTCTTGGAATCGTTTAAGAATATCAATAAAGTTAGATCCTGGAATAGGATCACCGCCGATCCCTACGCAAGTGGATTGACCGAAACCTTCATCTGTTGTTTGTTTTACCGCTTCATAAGTCAAAGTACCTGAACGAGAAACAATGCCTACTCTGCCTTTTTTATGGATATTGCCCGGCATAATACCAATCTTACACTCATCCGGTG